TCGACACCACGATCATCAACGCCAATACCCAGGCGCGTCCGCGTGAAGGCGACGGGCTCGACAAGAACCCGCTCTTCCAAGACGGCGACCTGCTCTACAACGGCATGATCTTCCGCGAGATCCCGGAATTGGATATCCGACTGCCCACGACCTACACCACCGCTGGCGCCGGCGGTATCCAGATCGCGCCCGTGTTCATGTGCGGACAATCCGCCATGGCCTGGGCGTGGGGCAGAATGCCTCGCCCGACGTTCCTCAAAGAGGACGACTACCAGTTCTACCGCGGCGTCGGCGTGGAGATGGCCTATGGTCTCAAGACCATAGCCAAGGCGAACCCGGCCGGAAACTACAAGAGCTGGGGCATCTTCTACGGGTATTTCGCCTCGGCGAACGACACATAAGAGCCGCGGCTGCCCTCGCGGTTCTATCGGCCCGGCGCTGCTGCTCGTCAGGAGGCGGCAGCGTCGGTTCCGTCCCTCAACCCAACTTGAAAGGCAATCCCATGAAGAATCTCATCTCGCGGGTGAGCGGCGGATTACTTGCCGGCCTCGCTCTTGCTCTGCTTGTCGTCGGATCTGGGCTCTATGTCGCGGCTCAACCCGTGTTCTCGCCGCGCATATTCCCGACCCAGCAAGTCCACTACATGCGGTTCCCGGTCAACTTCAATTCCTGCCCACTCCCTGCCGCGGCCGGCAACTGCTCCTATAAAGTCGGCGCAGTTCCATACAATTCATGGATCCTGCGCGGCGTCCTCGAGGTATTCACCTCGTTCAACTCCACCACCACCGACACCGTTGCATTGAGCACGGCTTCCGGCACGGGTGCATTGCTCGTGGCGGGAACCTCGACGCACGGTGCCGCCGGGGTCACGCAATTGACCATCGTCACGGCGACCGGCCTCGGTGTGCAATCGACCGGCAACAACATTGCCCAGACCGGGAGCAATGGCGGCTTCGATATCTGGGCAAATCTCGCGTACACGGGCGCCTCGCCCGCAACGGCTGGAGCCGCCGCCATCGTGCTGGAATACGCCGCTCCCAATGACGGACTATGCGGGCCGGTCGCACTCGGCGCCACCGCTCCCGGATGCTGAGGGCAACGGGGCGGGATCTCCCCGCCCCTTCCTCCATGAAAGGATAAATCCATGAGCCTAGCCAATAGCGCGCTTCTCAATTCACTGTCGCTCGCCGGCACGGTGCTGGACGACAACCAGACCGCCGGCGGCGCCACCGGCGTGACCGTGCAGGCTGGCGCCACCTCGATCGTCGGCGAGGGCATCCGCGTGCTGCGCGGCGCCGCCGGCACCAGCGTCATTCTCAAAAGCGTGCTCTCGGGTGACGCCGGCCCCTTGGTGTGGATCGTCAACGACGGCCCCAACTCGATCAATGCCTTCCCGGCGGCCGGCGAGTTCAACAATGGCGGCGCCAATCAGGTATTGGCAGTTCCGGCCGGTCAAGGTGCCATCTTCGTTCGGGTACCGAATAACTTGGCTGGGTCCAGCAGCGGTTGGCGTAGCGCCGTAATTCCTTGAGAGGTGAAAAATGAACAGCACCGCAGAACTGACCCGCGCCAAGACCGCCGAGCCGAAGGCCGAGATCAAGGTCACGTTCCATCCCGGCCCCGAGGACAAGGCACAGGCGACCGTAAATGGCATCCTCTTTGTCGCCAACAAGCCTGTCGTGATGTCACGAAAAAACAAGCGGCATTACTTCGAGGACGACATGCCCCAACACCATGTCGCGGCCGACGGAACCCATACCACGCGCACCGTGAGGACACTCACCTTCATGCCGGATCGACTGAAGGACAATCCGTTCTTCGAGGTCGAAGGCTTCCCGCGGTTCGTCAAACCGATCGCGCACGGCCGCAAGCCGCAAACCGCGGAAGAATACCGGTCCTGGGCGCAAGCCTGGTTCGCGGCGGCGGGGACCGATGGAAGCGACGAGCAAACCCCGCGGGAAATGGTCTATCGCTGGGACGTCGAGAAATCGATGCGCGAGCTGATCGGCGTCGGCGAGGAGGATATTGCGATGCTGCGGCCGTTCTTCGACATGAAGGTCGAGCAGATGAACAGCAACCTCGGCATCAAGCACGCCAGCAATGACGGCGGGGATATGTAATGGCTCCCTACGCCGGCCAGTACCGCACAGTCAACGACCTGATTGACGAGGCGCTGGCAAAATTGGGCGTGAAATCGGCCGGCCAGCCTACCGATCCGGAAGACTACAACTACGTGTTTTCAGCCTACGATGCCATCCTGCGCAAACTGGCCGGCCTGGAGATCATCACGCTGTCGAGCTACGACACGAGTTCCGTTCCCGGCGCGTGGTTCCTCGATCTCGCCTCCATCATCGCCGGCGAGGTATGTCAGAAGTTCAGCTACACCGGGCAGGACCGCACCGACATGATGAATGCGGGGCTCGGCGACGGCGTGACGGTCGAGATCGGCGGCGGCGCCGCCGCCAAGTCGCTCAAGCAGATCACGCGGTTGAAGCCGACCTTAGAACCGTTGAAGGCCGATTACTTCATCTGGGCGGCACTTTTTATTGCAGCATCGGGAATGATTTCATGAATCTAACCCATGAGAGGCTTCTACGGGTTCTCTTCTACGATCCAGAGAGCGGTATTTTCTCGTGGAATACTAAAACAGTCACACGCGGACGCCCCAGTAAGCTTTTCGGTGTGAGAGCCGGAACCATTTCGGGCGCTGGAAAGACCCGCACAAAATCTTACCGAATGATCGGCGTAGACGGCACAAAATATCAGGAGCACCGATTGGCTTGGTTCTATATGACAGGCGAATGGCCGGCCTCTCTTGTCGATCACAAAGATCTCGATGGCCTCAATAATAAGTGGCTAAATCTCCGTGAAGCTACGCACAGCACGAATAAGGCAAATCGCGCGGCGCCTGCAAACAATACAACAGGCTTCAAGGGCGTCAGTTTCAACAAAGCCCAAGGGCTCTATCAGGCGAGTATTTGCCGCCAATACAAGCAGATGCATCTCGGATTTTTCGATACCGCAGAGCTTGCAGCTGCGGCCTATGAAAAGGCTGCGCGCGAGCTATTCGGTGAGTTTGCACGAGCATCCTGATGCCTAACACTCCCTACATCCCAATTCCATGGCCGTTGAGCTCGTTTCCTGGCTCAAACCTGCATCCCGGCGACAACACGCAGGAATCGGCCGGGAGGATCGTCAATCGATACGCAGAAGCCCTGGGCGAGGCGCAGCACCCTACCGGACCATCGGCCCAGGTCTGGCGACGATCGCCTGGGCTGACACGCCACGCCGTCACGTCCCAGACCGGTTACCGCGGTGGTCTGATCGTCAACAATCTGTCCTATGAGGTGTGGAACAACAACCTATCGACGGTCGACGCCGGCGGCGGCGTGACCTCGCTCGGCAGCATACCGGGGACGGCTCCTATCAGCATCGCGCGCGATCTGGCCGTCACCGTCGATGTCGTGATCGTTAGTCCGGGAGATGGGGCGTTCACGTCGACCGGTGGGGCGGCGCCCGTCTCCTACAACGGCGGCGGCGTGCTGCCGCAGCCTAACAGCGTGGCGTTCCAGGATGGCGTCTTTCACTTCACGATCGCGGACGGCCGGGTGTTCGCCTCCGGGATCAATGCACTGACGCAGAACGCGCTCACGTTCGTCAAACTGCAGTCGAAGTCAGATGTCGTCCTGCTCCGCGGCATTGCCTTCAACGGCATGATGTACTTTTTCACCACGGGCGGCTGCGAGGTCTGGCAGGACACGGCAGCCCCGACACCAGCCTATCCCTATACAAAATTCATGACGCTGGCCTATGGGCTGGTGCAGCAGAGCGCAATCGCGGGATGGGAAACCGGTTTCGACGATCTGATCTGGGTGGCGCAGGATTTCAACGTCTATCGCCTGCCGTACAACACGCTGCAACCGGGACCGGCGATCTCGCCGCCCGCGCTCAACACGCTGATCGAGTTCGCGGTCAAGGCCGGCGACACGATCAAGGCCGGCGTCCATATCTCGGCGGGTCGTAAATTCTGGACGCTCACCTCCTCGACATGGACCTGGCAGTTCAACCTCTCGACGCAGAAGTGGAACGAGCGGCAGAGCCTCAATGCCTTGACCGGGCTCTATGGCCCGTGGCGCGGCGTCGGCGGCCACAACGCCTTCGGCAAATGGCTGATGGGAGACACGCAATCAGGAAACCTGCTGTTTACCGATAGTCAGAACTTCACCGAGGATGGGGCACCGCTGCGCTCGCGGATCGAGAGCGGGCCAGTGAGCGCATTCCCCGGCCAGACCAGGATCGCGCGCGCGGATTTCAATTTCGTGTTTGGGGTGGGCGAAAACGTCGCCAACTTCATCACCAATATCGTGGGAACGGCGGCCTCGCCTTCGCATCTGATCCGGCTGGAGGTCATCTCGACAGCGGGGATGACAAACAACGATCAGGTCAATGTCGCCGGCGTCCATGGCACGACCGAAGCCAATGGCACATG